GACTAAGAGAGAATATGGCAATCACAATAAATGCCAACATACTCCATCCGGGGCTGATCCCCAAGTTCTCAGACAACTTTATAATAAGCGCCCATATAAAACTGAACATTACAAAGAACATCATTACGTGTGTTCCGTTGATTAGTCCTTCTTTAATCCATTTATTCATTGATCACCTCCAAATACCTTCATCCATCCAACTGTAAATAATCCAATGAATAGCACGATCCCTATAATCGTAATCATTCTTCCTCCTTTGCTTCTGGCTGCATAGCCTTTAGAATTGCATCAAACTTTGAGAATGCTGTACGTAGAGAGTCCATTGATGACTCCATTTGTTCTTTGCTGAGTTCTCCATAGTCTTCTGCTTCATATTGTTCAAGATATGAGTTGAACGTCTCGGCGAGAGCATAAGCAGCGATTGCAAGATCTCCCTGTGTTAATCCAGTTGTTTGTTCTGGTTCTTCATTTGTTACTTCCATTTTTCCTCCTAACTGTTTAAAATAGTTTGCAATTCTTGTCTGCTTTTTGCTCCAACAGACTCGTTCAAGATATCACCGTTTTGTGTGACAACAATCTTTGGAATGCTTCGGACGTTGTATTCCTGTGCAATCTCTCGGTTCTTGTCGACATCAATCTTAACGAAGTTAATGTCTGGATAATCAGACTCCATATTCTCTACGATAGGGGACATCATTCGACACGGCCCACACCAGTTTGCAGAGAACTGGATATAAGTTTTACCTGATGCGATAATCTCATCAAGTTCTTGTTTTGAATTAATAAGTTTCATATTTCCTCCTGTTACTTATTATACGTTTGAAAGGGAGAGAATATTCATTTTTTCTCTCCCTCGATTTCTCTACTCTTGTGACAATTCAAACTTTAAAGTTTCTCTATTCCAAATATATGTAAAGTACTTTGTTTCAGAAAAATTCTTAGATCGATATTGTGGCTCAAAAACAATCTTGTTGACTCTAGCGTTTGTGCCACGAATAATAAACTTATTCAAGTCTTCAAAACATTTCAGAAAATTTTGTCTTTTATTCTGTAATGTTTTGTATTCAGCATAAGATCCAGTAAAGTAAGTAACAAAATTAATTTTTCCAATTACATTTGAAAATGCATCCACTTTGCCGTTTGAAATCATAGATCCCCACTCCATTAGCGCAATCATCGTCGCTTTTCTGGCAGCGTTGTGTCCTGCGGAGAACTCATATTTGTTATCGTTCCATTGTTCTGGGAAACTTGAATTAAATAAGATTCTAGATCTTTGCTTGCTATCTTTCGAATCAATGGTACGGATAGTACTGGCTTTGATATTTTTGAAAGCACGATGGAAAATATCTGCTTTAGGTTTCCCTGCAAAAGTACATTTACAAGCAGTTAATTCTTCTTTTACTTCTGTATACAACTTTTCGTATTCTAAGGCAGCTTCTTCTTTTGAAAGAGTTTCGCTCTCAATTGCTTTAGATCTTTCCTTCCAATTTAAGTTATTATCATTGTCGTTGATCAAGTCTACAATGTGCTTAACCCAATCTGCTTTGGTATTTGACTTGCTAGAATTATGATTATTGCCTCGTCGTAAAAAACGCTTTTTCAAGTGAGTATTTGAAGAAGACACAATCAAGAATGGCAATATTGCTCTTGTCTCGCCCATTTCTCTAGAGATATTTATCTGTGCTCTTGTTCTATGGTGTCCATCTCCAATTTCTAACAGTTTGGTTTCTGAGTTATAGAAACCTACTGGAAGAGTTTCCAGCCCATCCATTTTTATTTCTAATTGAATTTTTGATACCAAAGCAGGATCATAGTCATCTGCTCTTGCTTGATTGATATCAATTCCGGAAATATCTACCTCCGAAACATAAGCGGCTCCAAGAATCTCAAGATCGTGTTTTTCCAATTCTGAGATTACTTTCTCCATTTTATATCTGTTTTCCCATTCTAATATTGGGTGATGTACCACTTTCTTCCATTCATTGTTTGGGAATAAAGTTAATTGATTGTTTTGCATTTCTGCTCCTTACGGTTATTTGCTTGTTTTACCCCAAGCGAAAGGTTTTTTGTATATATATTATACGTTTGAGTTACTCTATTTATTCAATATCTTTATTTTCTTCGAGCATTTTAAGTTGCTCTATGGTGAGCATTAGGTTATAAAGTTCAACTCCATCTTGAATATATTGCTGGATGGTTCTTGCTTCTTCCAAGATTAGCGCATCTTTATCATCACCACCAAACTCTTTCAAGATTGTCCATTCAAATGCTTCTTCTCCATACTTATCAAAATCTTCTTGGAGTAATTTATTTTCATGATAATTTCCTCGGAGGCATCTGAGGTGTTGTTTCCACCTCAACTCTCCTCTTGTTGTTTCTCCAATGTAAACCTTGTTGTTTATTAGATTTTTTATTTGGTAAACGCAACTTGGCTGTTCTGCTTTTCTTTCTTCACGATACTGGGTTATCTTTTCTTTGTTTTCGGCATAATACTGGGCTCCTCGTGTCAAGATCTTTTCTTTGTTTTCTTCATAATACTGGGCGATCTTTTCTTTGTTTTCGGCATAATACAGAGCGTGTCTCTCTGCTTTCCTTTTTTTGTTTTCTGGTTTTGCATTATACTGTGCTATACAAGCCTTACAATGAGATCGACGCCCGTCTTTTCTGTTCTTATCCTTACTAAACTCCGTCAATGGCTTTTCAATTCCACATTTTGTGCATTTCTTGGTTTTCATTTCCTCCCCTTTAGAACCAACTCAATTAACTCTGCTTTGCTCATTGCTGAGACTTCTTTTCTTGATAGACTGCCTTCCTTTACTTCTGGAGTGTAGTCTTTCTTGTATCCATTCTGGATCATTTGATCTGCGATTTCCATTCGCTTGTTTGCTATCTCAACATATTCTTCTGATATGTCGATACCTAACCAACGTCTGCCATTGATTGCTGCCATTTTTGTGGTTGTCCCTGCTCCTACAAAAGGATCAACAACTAGATCTCCTTCATTTGTCCAAGTCATAATGTGATCTTCTGCTAGTGATTCTGGAAACATTGCCGGATGTTCAAAAGCAAAGTTGTCACTTGTTGTGTATTTTTTGCCTGTATTATACTTCCAAACGTTATGTCGGGGGGAAAAATTAGGCGTAGGCTTGCGGTTCTTTGCCTTTACGAGTTCGCCGGCTGCGTTGCGGTTCGTCGATGTACCGAACGAGGTGTAGCCGCTCCACTTGTTGGGCTTGTCACAGATAAGGTTCGCTGTCTTTGGCTTGCCTTTGCTGAACACAAACATATACTCAAACACCTGTGAGTATCTATTGCCTGTGCGTCTTGCAGGAAAGGACGAGCCATTCTTCTCATAGATCATTGTGTCGTGGATGTTTAGTCCCAACTCTTGAAAGAAGATGGCTTGTCGAAAGGAGGAGCCAGACTCTGAACCTTTCAGTACTGCATCTCCTACTACCCATACAATGACACCGCCCTTTGCTAACTTCTGATACATCTTGCGAGCGATGTCTTCAAACGGAAAAGAATATCCGTTATAGTCTCTAAGTTGATCATAGGGCGGAGAGGTGACGAATGCATCGACGGACTCATCTTCTAGTTGATCCATCACCTCAACACAGTTTCCTAATATAATCTTATTCACTTATCCCCCTTCTTGTATTTATCAATGTTTGTTGTCTCAAGTTCTCTGAGACAATTCTCAAACCTCACAATATAATCTGCTGCTGTCAATAATTCACCAACTACCATGTGTGCTTGTTCTTCTGGCAAAGTAGGATCTGCAAGAAACTGCAGAAGCATTCGCTCAATCTCCTTTGTGTGTTTGATATTCTTTTTGATTTCTTTCTTAGTCATAATAAACCCTCCTATATTATATACGTGTGAGTCTCAAGATTTATTCAAACGATCTAGTGCTTTAGTGTAACAATCTGCATCTAATTCACAGCCCATATATTGCCTTTTAAGACGTTTTGCAGCCACTAGGGTGGTAGCACTACCTGCAAACGAATCAACGACTATATCACCCGGATTTGAGTGTTTAATGATGAGTTCTTCCATTAGCTTCAGTGGCTTCTGAGTGGGATGAAAACGTCCCTTGTCTTGACAGATTGCGTGATGGTAGATACCTCTGTCATATTCTGAGTGGAAAGTAGGCTTGCCTTTCTTCACTCCTAAGATTGCCACCTCTCTAGAGTTTGTGAGATAATTTCTCTTGCTATTGATTGGGACAGGGTTTGTCTTGATCCACTCAATGAAGCGGATCTGTTTAAACTTGGCTCGCTCCATCATCTCTTTGATGTAAGATACTTTCCAAATGTCACAAAAAGTAATAAATGTGCCTCCATCTTTAAGGATACGATAATACTCGTGCACGTTCTCTTCCATATCAAGCATATTGAATTGGGACTCGTGATCCCATTCTCCATGATTGGTACGATAGGTAGATAACTTCTCTACTCCTTTCTCTCCCATATTTGCAAAGCCCCCTGCTTTACTGATAATGTATGGCGGATCAATCAATCCTAAGTCCACACTTTTCTTGTCAAGACTTCTTAAGAAATCAAGACTTTCTCTATTTTCAAATCTGTTCATAATAACCTCCTACATTCTATACGTTTGAACTTTAATTTTATTCAACTTTCCCATCCACATTCTTTAAGTGCTCTATCGACATCTTTCAGTGCTTCGGACAATTGTCTTTGTTTTATTGGCTGATCGTAACCAAGCACATATCCTTGCCATATTCCTTGTGCTTTGAATATGTGCACGATTAGATTACCATCTTGATTGAAATACCTGAAATTGTTGTTATCAACTACCCAATCGTTCTTAGTCATTTTCCCTCCAACTTCTCAATATACTTCTCAAGATACCATGCCGCTTTCTTCAAGTCTTGGATTAACGTCTTTGGATCTTTCTTTCCTGCTCTTGAGATATACTTGATAACATTCCCAAGATGGAAGCCTAGTCCCCAAGCATCAATCACCTTGATTGCTTCATACATGTTTTCTTTTCCGCCATAGTGAACCGGATGATCTACCAGTTCTCCTAATTTCTTTATCTGTTCTTTGTCGCTCATTGTTCTCCTCCTTTACCCTAGCAACCTAAAGCATTTTCTAATTGAGCGTGTGCTAAAGCCCCACTGCTCACTGTAGTCCAATCTTGCCATATAAGGCTGATTGACATATACTGTGTCCTTGTCTGTCGGATTCCAACACTTGATGTCTACCATCGCATTGTTTGAGTCCACAACCTTAAGAATCCAGTATTCTTTTCCTTTTGTCGTCTTCTTCTTGATAAGTTTGCGAGGCACAAACCATACCAACAATTGATCGTCTTGATCTGAATCTACAGACATTGCAACCTCATACTCTGAGATAGGCACGACTGGTAACTGTTCCAACTTGACACGCACTGAATCACTCATAACCAAGTCGAAAGGGAAGATACCTGTTAAATCTGACTTCTGAGATATCAACTCATCTTTGGAGAAGTCTCCCTCTGCTTT